GGTTGTACCAAAAACAGTAAATGTATAGCCAACTCCATTTGTCAAACCAGAAACAGTAATCGGAGAACCACCACTAGAACCAGTTAAAGACCCTGGTGTAGACGTAACGGTATATATAATTGTATTTAATCCAATGTATGTTGATGGCGTAAATGCTATTGAACAAGAAGCATTAAATGGGGAAGCGACACCAATTACTGGAGTACTAGGAGCATCACCGCCTCCACCAAGAGCACCGAGACGAGGCATTAGACCGCTATATCCCCGACGAGTATCCATGAGTTGGTTGCACGCTTAACCAGCGAAGCCATTGCCCATTGGGTGCGGGTCTTCAGTCCGGGGGTTGCGTTTACGGTTACACCGCCATCGGGGACTACTGTGATTTGTCCTGCTCCGGTTTGCAAAATATATATTGTTGTACCGACAGGGAATGCAACACTGGCGTTAGGTGGAACTGTAAGGTTTACTGAAGTCGCTGAACTTATTTCCACAATACATCCGTTGTCAATTAATAACAATGTGTATGACGCGATTTGTGGGTTAATCGTTGTCTGATAAACAACATTGCCGCTAGAGGCAATTGATGTCGCTGTGGCAACGCCAATATTTGGGGTTGTCAGGTTTAGCGATGTCGCAAGTTTTGGTGTTGTTACTGCCCCATTAGCAATATCTGTCGCATCAATCGCGCCCGTGTCAAAATTGGTGCCAGCCGCTAATGCGTTCACGAACGCCGCAATGTCGTTGTAGTTGCTGTTGTGTTGAGCAGCAATAATTGTTGCGCCGTTGCTAAGTGTAAATGGGATTGTTAGTGTTGCCATGATTGTTCTCTTTCTCCGTTGTTATGTACTACGAATCTTACGTTTCTTGAACTTGAACGCGATGCTGTTTAGTCCCCATTTTCTCCCAGGACCGACAACCGAGTCAGTTGTATCATCTGGTCCCATTATCTGCAATTGGACAGCGTGCGCTTTGCCCAAAGCGGCAATACCCTTCCGCTTGATTTCTGCCCCAACGACATCAGCACCGTAAGTGGCAGTGCCGTAAACGCCACCAGAACCGTCTATTGAGTATGTCCCGCCAGTTTGACTCGTAGTTTGGATAATTGTCCGCGTCCCACCAGTTGGGACTGTCTCGTTGTAGTCACGATATTTGTTCATTGTTAATATGGTTGTAGCCGAAACTTCTTTAAGAACAAAGTATGGGCGGATAAAGGTCTTGAGTTGGATGTACCTGTTGTCGTCAAACCATGCTGTCGTGTAATTACTGGCAAAGAAACCAGTCAGAACTGGGGTATCCACTGGGACATCGTCGTTAACATTGTCGTAGTTATCCACATCCATTACATGCGGATAATCTTCAAATGGGCTGACCATCAAATAATGTGGTTGGTCATTATCTGAACGCCAATCACACCCGCTGACAAGACCAAAACCAGCAATATAGTTCAGGGCTTCATCGGTGTACCACGGCGCGGTTTGGAACATCGTGTATGCGCCCTGAGGTCCAATCGTTGGGTCAAACACAAAATTGACAGTCGGATATGAGGCGGTAGAATCTTGTGCCGTGACGCCAAGCGCGGCACCCACATACGGCATGGATAGCCACACCCTGTTACGCACAAACGACAGTGTCATCTTCTTTTGCTGTTGTGCGTTGACCTGCTTATTGATAATCATCGGGCGTAAACGAGCGAAAATGTCTTGGACGCCGTTGCGGTCGTAGAAGTACAAGCCTTGCGGATAGTCAAAGAAATAGACTCCGCCAGAACCAGCGACTGCTTGCTGTGGATAGTCAATACCAAGAACCGTTGTTAGTTCAACGAGTTGGAAACTGTCTGCGTCATATCCCATAAGGAGATAAATTGCCTTGGGCTTAAAGATAAGCAACTGTCCATCAACAATTTGTAGTCCTCGGATTCCTTCGCCACCAGCAATGATGTCAATGTAATCGTCTTGGAACCAGTTTTCAGGGCTGCTCTCATGCGACCAACGAACCCTGTTTGGATGTCCAAAAGGAGTCGCGGGGCTATCGCTATTTTCTTCGTAGGTGTTAGCGACAAACAGTTTGTTCGCATGGGCTATTGCGTGTTCTGCCCGTGGCATATAGCCGTTTACCGGCACTTCGTACTTTTGCCAAATTGGACCAGACGCAGTCAATTGCGTCGTGTACGCATCTCCGACTTCCCACTTGTATGAGTAAGTGCTTCCAGTGCCTGGAGCAATATATATCACATCTTCCCATTGGGTGATGCCAGCGCCATTAGCACTGGTTACATCAACTGGGGTCGCCACACCGCTGAGTAGCGTTGTGAAATCAGCGCCGCCAGAATGATATATTCTGCCATTCTCAACGGAGTCAACATCGTATCCAGTAGACAAAATAATGCGTGGGTCGGCTGAATATTTGTAGTTGAATAACAGTTTGGGATTCCACGAGCCCGAAGCAATAATCGGCGTAGTGTTAATCTTCTCGTATCCAGCCCGACTAAAAACACCACCACGGGGGTCAATTTCCACATTCAAACAGCCAGGTGATTCGTTGGCAGCCAACTGAAATTGGTCAGCGCGGAAGTTCAGCCCCCCCGTAAAGTCTGACAGTAATTTGAAATCTATTGAAGCCATGAGCGGTTACAGGATTAAACCGATTGGATATGGACTCCCCGGAAGCACACCTATAGAAGGCTGACCGCTCCACCAATAACCTGTATTGAGTTGTAGACCACCGCTCATAATTAGCGGTTGGTTGCTATTGGGTGCCGTTAGGTTCCCCTTAGCAATCGCAACTCCCGTTTCGTAATGCCTCATATAAACTGAAGCCATTTCAGGGTCTTCTTGGTACTGGAATATACGCGCCAACGTGAAGTTGACGAGCATAAATTGGAACTCTGGGTCTAGGTCTACATACGCGGTGCTTTCCGAGTTGTTTGAATCGGTCAGCCACGAAAAGTCTGGTTGACGATAACCACGAATGTTCATTGTGTAGGTGGTGCTGTCTGGTGCGGGCCATAGGTTGATGGCGTTGTTCCACAACGACCAATATGCCGGGATGCCAGAAACATTGTTGCTACCAACCCAAATTGATTCTGCCTTGAATTGGTCAATGTAAATTAATTCATTGCCAGCATTCGTTGTGTTAACAACATTGATTACTTGGCGAATACTTGAAGTAGTTAGGTTTAGCGCCTCGGCGTCAGGTGCCACTGCAACATACGGAGACCATGCGGATGTGGTGGCGAGCCCCGACTTATAAGTATGAGTGTCCGGGACTGTAGTGAATGTCCAACTCGCCTGAAACCAAGGGTAACGGGTGTCCGTGGAAACGATTCTTTGGTAGCCCTCTTTGAGAAACTGTAGAACTAGGTCTTGGTTGATGTCGTCAGTGTCTTCGTCGTAGCCAACAGCGACCTGTGACAGGCTCTCAATCAACTGAATCAAGTAATAAGAGTTAAGTCCAGTTGTCAGGGTTGCTGCTGGTGCTGCCATTTATGCCACGCTCAATGACTCTTCTGGTACTTCCGCCTTGTTAGATACCTCTGCCCGAAACTCAAGTTCATTGAACTCCACTGTCGTATCAGCCACCTTGAGGCGCCGAAGATGGTTGATGCATATTTCCATCCCCTTCACTTTGGGTGATTGGCAGAACTCCCCATCCGCACGAAGCATTGTGCATGTTGGATAAAGCCTGAAATAAGCCGAGCCACCTGGGGATGCTGGTTCTGTCCCTGGCTGGATGTGGGAAGGCGTAACCGCCGCAACACCCTGTCCCGGAGATGAACCGTAGCGCTCACAACCTGCTGGCGCATCATTTTGGTAAATTGATTGTGTGGGCATGAATGTTCTCCTTGGGACAACAAGTCCCTATATAGTAGCAAATCTATTACTTGTGGGGGAATCGGGGTATTATGATGATAATTGCCCCCGCACAGCGCCATGCTGCCGAGGGTCTGACTACTTGGAGGTAGCCCCGTGAAGAAGTGTAACAAATGTCTAGAGCCGAAGACACTTGACCAATTCGGGAAAGACAAATCCACGAAGAACGGGCTTCGGAGGTGGTGTAAGGTCTGCACAAACGCCAATGGGAAATTGAGACGCAAAACAAACCCCACGAAATGGAGATGGAACCGTAGAGCACACCTGTGGAAAAAATTTGGGATTACTCCCGAACAATATGACAAGATGCTAAAGACGCAAAACGGAGTTTGTGCTATTTGTCATCGTCCCGAGACAAACCATCTTCGGGGCATCTTGAGGTGTTTGTCAGTTGACCATGACCATACGACTGGTGTTATCAGGGGATTATTATGTGCAAAATGCAACCAGGGAATAGGGTCATTCGGTGACGACCCAGTCCGTTTAATTGCCGCCTCTACCTATCTAAATAGAGGCACCAAAGTTGTCTGAAGGAAGACAACCTCAGTGCCCCTACGCTTGTCTTTTTGCCCCATGGGTCAACTACTGAGCGCCGAGGTTTTCAGGTCCCGGCGCTCTTAGCAATTTACTTAGGCTGTTGCCCCGGTGATTGCACCTTGGCGGGCGCGGTTGCTACATGTCAACTGACCGAATGCCAGAATCAATGCATACCGAGCGTCTACGCCAGCAACAGTTCCCTTTTGGAACTCTGTGGTTTCAAACCAACGACCTGTCATGCCCGTCAACTTGAGGTACTTGCTGTTGAGGAAGTTCATGTTCGTTGCAGTGCAAGAAACATCAAACACAACTGGAGTCTGCTTGAACATCAAGTTCGTAAAGCCCAAGTTTGCCTTGGCGGTGTCCTGATAACGGACATTCGGTGTGAGCAGTGACTCGTACCTCTCAAATAGAACCTGAGTTGTGACGATTAGGTCTGGGTGGTCGTTACCACGGCTTGCCGTGTTGTATGCGGTTGCCATGGCTACCTGTGTCAACTGCCCGCCAAGAGCATCCACATATGGGTCCCACCAACCATTACCTGCACCGCCAGCGTCAATTCCGCCGACTGTGTTGCCCGCAGTAGCGATGATGTTGCCGAGACCGTTGAAGTCTTTGCCACCGTTGCCTGTGCCGTTACCGTACAGCATGGTGTTCAGTTCTTCTTTGACTGACTCTTCTGCCTGCATGATTTTGGCGTTGAGCAACTTGATGACTTGCTCTGTCCCACGGTTCTTTGCCTCTTCAATGCCAGAAATGGCAATTGATGCAGCCATTTGCTTCCATTGGTACTCGGCAGCAGAAATTCCGTCCTGCGGCGTGAGGTCAATCGTGTCGTAACCAGCGTATGAGCCAGTTGTGCTGTTTTGTGCGTAGATGAGAGGCTCAACAATTGATGTGCCACCCTCTTCTACGACTACCTTGCCCTTGGAATTCAAGTGGTCAAGAAGTACCCGCGAGGTGAAGATGTTATTCACCAATGTTGGGCGATAGTTTTGCAGTGTTGTTGACAACAGTGCGTTAAAGTCTGCGTTACCTGGCATGATTTTTTGCTCCTAATGAGTGTTGATGATGATGTGGTTACCCACCCTCAAGCGAGCGCGTTGCCTGCTCAAAGGCTTCCAAAACGGTTTTCGCGTGAGTAGATTGCGGTGCCGAGATTCCCTTGGATGTGCTTGAAGACGACACTATGTTCGCTCCACGCTTTGCATCAAGCCTTGCTTGCTCATCCACCAACTTTTTCTTGGTTGTCTGAGAAGCAGAGTAAATTTTGTCAAAAGCAATTTGTTTGAACACTGCTTCTAAGTCCGTTGACCCTTGTTGCATGGCTTTGAAAACAACATCATCCGCGTTGAAATCCTCACCGTACTTACTCACAAGAGAATCAATTGTCTTTGTCAAGTCATCTGTCGCTTTTTGATTTTCAAACGACGTCAGTCTTGCTGACAACTCCTTTAACTGCTTTTCCTGCGGGTCTAGCCACTCGTCCTCAACCAATACTTCTGGTTGGATAGACTGACCGTACTGCTGGTTGAGCAATCGCAGAGTATTCGCTGTGTCATTTTGCAGGGCTTCCTGCAATGTAACTGCGAACTCAACTGATTTTCTCTGGTCACTCAACGCTTGCGAATTACGTGTGTAACTCGCCTGTCGTTGATACCCCGCTAGGGCTTCTTTCAGTGGAACAGTGATTATCTCGCCATCAACTTGGAGCCGAACGAATCTCTCGTTGTGCTCTGAGGTGTCAAAAATATCCTGTTCCTCGGTTAGAGGCTCTATTGCTGCTTCGCCGTTATCATCAACTTGTCCATCTATCACGACGGGGTCAATCACTTCTGGTATTGCGTCTATTACATTACTCATTTTTGGAGTCCATGCCTTCGCTAGTTGTTCCAGGGAATTTATCCCTATACCTATAGCAAAGTCATTACCTAAACTGGTTGTTGACCCTGCATTTGGGCTAAAAGAGCCTGTAGAACCTCTGGTGGGAGCCCAGCCAACTCGGGTGGGAGACCTGCCGACTCAGGTGGAAGTCCACCCTGGTCTGGCGATGGAGCCATCTGTGGCGGGGAACCCTGTTGTTCTGCCCCCATCTGTTCCTCCATCATCATCTGTTGCATCAGTTCTGGTGGCATGTCGGGCGGTAAACCCCCCATATCCTGTGGGGTTTGCCCTTCTGTCGGTGGCTCTGGCGCTGGTGGTGCTTCCTGGAGGAAACTTTGTGGGTCTTTAATGCCGAATCCAATACTCAAAACATACTCAGCCAGTCTCGGCAAATTGACAAGCCCTGCTTCGGCAAACGGTTGTATTGCTGAGACCAACTGTAACGCCATGTCACGACGGAAAGCCTCGTTACGAGGGGCAGTTGACCCTGCTTCTACCGTAAAGTCAAACTCGCCACTGATGTAATCCTTGTCAAATGTCAACCAAACAGGTGACGCTTCGGTGCCCGCAATACGAACCGTTGCCTCGCCAGTGAGGTACTGCTGAGCCAACATGATGAGATTTGAAGCGCATTGGGCTATCCCGTTCTCAATGCTGACTAGTTTCTCGGAGATTCTCATATTGCTTGCTTCAGCGATAATTGATGCTTCGCGGGCGGTACGAGTCGTGTCTGGGATGGCACCGCGCTGGTATTCGGAAACACCCGACACACGGTCAATGTCACTGAGAATCAACGATGTCTGGTTGTAGAACTCTGGCGGGTTAATCAGCGCAGGCATTGGAACCACAACATTGGCTAAGTTCTCGGTGCCCTTGACTGGAACGATGACATTGTCGTCATCAGATGCCAGCATTTGTCGTCCGAAGTCATCAAACGCAGAATCAAGCGCCAACCACTTGCGTGAGTAACGCTTTCTGTGATTCATCATCTGGGTACGGGTTTCGTTCAACTCGTGCTGTAGCGGCTCAATTGCTTCCAGTTCGCCCATTGGATAGAAGAAGTTAGGAATGTCGTAGTTCCTCAACATGTAGAACGGGTGTCCGAAGACATACGGCATTTTCGTGGGCTTAATCAAGAACTTGTCGCCCGATTCGGCAAAAACACACATTTCCCCAGTATTGATGTCGTAGTACTCAAAAATATTGGCGTATGCGTCATCGGTATCGGTGCTGTCATTCCCTATACCAACGGCACCTATGTTGCCAGTCTTATCCCTGTACGATGTCGCGCTGACGCTTTGCCTTGCCGTGTAGTTATAGCGCTCGTCGGCTTTCACATCAACGAGCGGGCGGGTCACCCGTTGTGCAATCCAACGGGCATCGTTCATGTTGTCCGCGTCTGGGTCAACATACATATCAAATGGGTCAACCCGTTCAAGGAATGGGCGGTCTTCACGGATAATAAACGTGGACTCAACCTCTGATGTTGGTTCGTCTGGCGCTATTGCTTCGTCTGCGGTGTCTTGGATGTTATCCAGTTTCTCTTCCTCAACGAACCGATAACCAGTTTTTAGCCAACCGTGCCCTACGATTAGGTAGTCTTTGACGGCTCGTTGGAATTCTGTCTGACAGCCGTAATGTTGCCACCAATAGTTGATAATCGCCTCGGTAACAATGGCTTTATCACCATCATCGGGATTCCGTGGATTAACCATGATTTTTGGGCGACCTATAGAAATAGCCGGGGCAATCGTGTTAATCGTGGAAAACGAGATGTTTACAAGGAGTCGGTCGCCTGTGGCGTTCCCTCTGTATTGTCTGCCACGATACAAGTTGACCATGCGTTGCCATAGGTTGTCGTAACCTTGGTTTTTGCGGAAGTTTTGGGCGTAGTCAAGCCTGGAACGATAGTTCTTTAGCCTGTCAACATTACTCATCCTTGCCATCTATTTCTTTTTTTCTGCCGTCTTTGGTGGGCGTGTAGTTACCTTTTTACCAGCCTTCTCGGCGGCTAAGTATGCCTCTTTGACACCTTTGTCCGTATATGGATACTTTTTTCCGTTTACTTTTGGCATGATTATTTTCCTTTTCTCTTGGGTATCTTTAAGTGCCAATCAATGTGATTGTCAAGTTTCTTGTCTACTTTGTCAAGATTAGTCACAACTATGTTCAGTATTTCTCTAGATTCGGCGTGCTGGTCGGTGTTTTCTTTCCTAAGTCGCTGAACGACAATAACCAACGGTCCGCCGATTAGGGCGACGACAATGGGCACCAACCACTCCATTAGACAAGTTCCTTGCGGGTGGAAATCTTGCTTATTTTGCCTGATTTGAAGTCCGGGGTGTCTTCGTACGAGCGTTGAATCTCTCTTACTGTCGGACCACGCCAGTTATCTAGACCGTTTAAGAAACCCAATTGAACTCCTTTGATATGATGATGAAAACATAAGCCTCTTTTGATGTCATTTTCCGATATAATCTGTCTATCACAACCGAAAACTGTACAAATCATCGCGCATTCTCCATACATATAGGGAAAACCATTACCTATGGTCAATAATCTATCATAATTACGAACGCCCCTACACGGGACAAATCCGTGGTTTGCTGTGTGGTGGTTGCAACCTCGGACTAGGTAAATTCGGGGATGATGTGGTCGTTTTAACTGCCGCCATTCGTTACCTAAATGTGCGCCCAGCGTTTGCGTTGGACGATTTTGCCGATAGTTATGGTTGCAACGCCGTACAAAGCCGCCATTTCTGCTTGGGTGTGGGTCTTATCTAGCGCCATTTGCCTTATGGCGAGCACCTGTTCGTTGGTGAACTTTGCCCTGTAGTTCGCTTCCCCGTGGGTCAACTGACGGGTAGCAGCCACGCGTGCCATATTATTAGACGGGGTGTCAAGGTAGAGGTGGTCGGGGTTTATGCACCCTGGATTGTCACACGAATGGCAGACGCGCATTTTGGGGTCAATAACCCAATTACACTCT